TCGTCGTATTGGGAGGCGACGCGGGAGTATTCAAGAGCCATCAGTTGCCCTCCATCGCGGCACGAATGCCCTTGAGTTCACGCAATTGCGCGTCAGCCCACTGCGCCTGGGCAGTGTTTTGAGCCATGCCGACATCGAACGCAGCGGATGCTTGGCCAAGGTCGAGGCCTTGACCTCGCATCATGTTGATGGGCATCAGCCTGGTCGGGTCCTCGAGAATCTGACCGAGCAGGTTGCCGGCTGCGCCCGCAGCTCCACGTGCACCGAGAAGCAAATTCTGACCGCCGGACATCGTCGCCAACGATTGCATGAACGTGTCAAAGAACCCCGGACCCTGCACGGCGGGCTGCCGGGCAGCCTCGAGGGCAAAGGCACTTTGAGTGTCCGTCACCAGTTGCCCGATTTTTCCTTCGGACATGTCTTTGTTGAACTGCTCGATGGCCTTGACCGATTCGCGCCGGAATCTGTTCATGGCCTCCATGAAGCTGATGACGCCAACGAGGGCGGCCATCGGCGCCGCGACAGCAGCCACGCCCCCGCCGACGCCACCCATGGCAAAACCTTCCGCGAGGCCACCGGCCATGCCAAACCCACGTCCGAGGCCTCCCAAACCGATCTTTCCAAGGACCTCGTTCTGCCGCTTGATGTCCTTGCTGAACTTGTCCATGTCCAACTTGGCCTTGGTCAGGCCCTTGCTGAATCCCCCGGTGCTCAGACCGAGGGCGACGTTCATGCCGATCTTCTTGCTCATGCGAAGCCCCCTGCCTTCAGGGCAGCTCGCACGCCGGCTTCAATCTGCTCTTCACCGTAAAGGCGAGTTGCTTCCCAACTCTTTGCTCGGAATCTGGTGCGGCCGAGATAGCGGCGATGCCACTTGTTGTAAGCGCCGTTCTCCGCAAATCTTGCCCGCCATCCAGCCGGATGCCACGCTGGAAGATTGGTTTGGCCGCCGACCCCAACCCAAATGGCACGCCCGCGGCGATAACGTTTGACGCGATAGGTGATCGACTTACGCAACATGCCGCCCGGCTCAACCACGGCAATCTTGCCATAGCCAGCACCGGCCCGACCGTCGCCCACTTCGTTGTACCGGTTGTACTCGGCCTTCGCCTTCGGGGCGAACTTTTTCATGGTCCGCCGGGTCGCCTTGGCCCAGTCCCGAAGGTAGATCTTCATGGTGTCCCATCGCACCTTGGCGTCGACCTGCGTGAACGCCTTCCGAATCAGCTCCGTGTCCTGGAGCTTGATCGTGAACTGGACGCCGCCCGTTGTTGGTCTAGCCATCGTCGTGCCTCGTCCCAGTCCGTGGCGTTGAGCCCGTTGGCTACGGCCAGCGGGGTGTCCAGCTCCAGTCGATGCACTGACGCGCGCAGGAGCGCACGCGCGTCGCGGCTCAGTTTCCCCCTTCGGAGTAGAGCTGGTTGACCATGTCGAACAGCGGGCGGACGAACGCCCAGTCGGCCTGCATCACGTCCTCGAGCGTGGCGAACACCGGTCGGCCGTCCTTGTGCAGGTGGCGGGCGAGCAGGAATGCGGACGCCTTGACGTCCTGGCCGGGGTTCTTGGCGACCCAGTCGGCGAGCACCACGGCGTCCATGACCGTCGGCCGGGTCAGCTCGCAGGCGCCGCAACCGCATTGCACCGGTTTCGGCTGGCCTTTTAAAGCTTGCGTCAGACCGTCCATGTGCCCGTCCCGACGAAGCTGATGGTGGCCTTGACCAAGTCATCGGTGGTCGCCGTGGCGGCCGCGTCGTTGATCAGGAGGCTTCCCGTCCACGTCTCGCCCGTGTTCCAGGTGATGGTGCCGGTGACGGCCGCGGTGGCACCCTCGAGCTGGTCGACAAGCGTGGCGTGGTCGCTCTTGTCGTACATCACCTCAAGCGTCCCCGACACGCGGGCGACGCCGTACACGTTGCTCTCCCAGCTGTCGCCGAGGGCCGTGGTGGGTAGGGTCGTGCGTGCCACAGTGACGCTTGCAGACTGCACGAAGGGAACGGCGCTTCCGATGGTCACGCCGGTGACTGCTGAACTGTTAGCCATAGAGCACCTCGAAGGTGGAAACTGCGACGGATGGCCGGTGTTCGTCGCCCTCGCCGATGGTCATCGTGTCGAGGGTGCGGCCCTTGTAGATCACTGCGTTGATGGTCACCGAGGCAAAGCTGCCAGACCGGTTCATGGCCGTGAACACCAGGCCAGCGTTGGTGAGGGCGTCGCCGGGCTCGTCGGCCACGCAGCGGACCTCGACCGTGGCGATGGCCTTCCGCGTGCCGATCACGGCGGTATCGTCGGCCGTGACGTCGTAGTACACGCAGGGCAGGCCCTCAAGCTGCAAACGGCTGCCGAGGCTGATACGCCCGCCCACGGCCGTGGACAGGGCCGTGCCCGGCGTTCCGGTGGTCAACATCGATTGCACCGCGGCCTCGATCACGGCACCACCTCGACGCAGCGGATGCGGGCGTAGCGGTGCAGGTTCTTCACGTCCGTGATGGACACGATGGCGCAGGTCCGGCCGTCAAACGCCAGCCGGAAACGCTCGTTCAGGCCGTACTTCTGGACCGTGCCCCAGCGGCACATGAGGTCAAACGTACGCACCACGGCGGGTCCGCCCCCCCACTCCGTCTCGAGGGCGCCCTGGTCCTTCACCTCAGCCCGCATGTAGGTGCGGGTCGTCCAGGTGGGGTTTGGCCGGCCGAGCTGGTCGACGGCGTCGGTGGGCGGCTGGATGCCGACCACAGTCCGCATGAGCCCGGCGTAGATCACCGCAGGTCACTCCGCACCCGGTGCATGTCGAGAATCACGCCGGTCGTGTACGGAACAGGTCGTAGATCGACCGGCGCCGTGGCCTCCACGTTGTTGTACCAGTGCGCGACGAGCGAGACGCCCGCGTGCATGAGGTCTTTCGGAACTTGGTTGCCGTAGCCGCAGGTGTAGGTAATGTCCACCGTGTCTTCATCGGCGGTCTCGGTCGTGTCGAATTTGAGCATGGCCAGCGGACCGTCGACGTAGCGGATGTCGTAGTCGGTGGCCGAAAGCGTGGTCAGCACGCCCGCCTTGTAGTACTGCACCGAGGTGATGGCCCCGAACGGGAACCCCTCGATGACGCAGTCCTTGAACCCGGACAGGTACTGGTGCTTCGTCGCCGTGCCGATGGTGACGCCGGTACGCCGCTCGACGTACGCCTGGGCGGCCTGCACGAGGCGGGCCAGCTCGGCGTCGTCCTCGCGTATCTCGACGCGCAGGGCCTTCCTGAGGTTGTCCAGGGGAATCCAGAGCATCTGTAAACCCGGGGCGGGGTGTTATCCCCGCCCCGGGGAGGAAGTCGGCTGGTGTCCCGGCCAGCCACGAGAGAGAGCAGGTATCAGCCCGAGGTGCTGAAGGTGATGCCCGCGAAGGCCTCGGGCAGCAGCACCTTGAAGTCGTAGCGGGCGTAGGTGTAGAGGTTCACCGCGAGCGTGCTGGCCCCGCTGTACGGGTCGACCAGCATCTGCATGCCGAGCCGCTCGAACAGCGTGCAGTAGTCGTGGTTGCCCACGATGATGCGGGCGTTGGTGGTCTCGGTGCTGTCGCAGCTCTGGCAGAGCATGTACGGCACGCCGTAGATGGTGCCGGGCATGCCCGAGGTGAGGTCCTCGGCGGTGCCGACCTTCCAGAGGTATTCGGTGCTGGTGGTGGTCGGGCTCTTGATCTTGCGGATGGTCTTCAGGGCGTCGTCGTTCATCAGCCAGAAGAAGTTGCCCGAGCGGTACTGCGGGGCGACCTTGTGGACCGCGTCGATGATGTTGTCACCGGTCACGGCCGAATAGGCACCGGTCACGGCCACCGTCTGGCTTGCGGTCACCGGGGCCTTCTCGAGGCCGTCCGTCCAGGCGTTGGTCACGCCGCCGCGAATGATGGCCTGCTCGAGCAAGATGCGCATCGAGTCGGCCTGCTGCCGCATGATGTAGCCCTGCATGTCGGGGTTGCCGACCGCGTCGGCAAGGGCCTCGATGCTGGCCGTGGTGCGGCAGACGATCTTCTTCGGGTCGACCGTCACCTGGGCCGAGAAGCTCGGATCGGACGCGGTGATTGCCGAGTTCTCGTCGACGAACGCCGAGGTGGGCAGTGCGTTGCCGATGGCGAACTTCTTGTCACCGTCGATGCTGAGACGCTGCACCCGACCGAGGTAGTTCGTCGGGGCGTAGAGCCGCTCGACCAGCGTGCGGTACATGTCATCGGGCAAGCCGATGTTCGTGGTGCCGCCGGTGATCGCGCGGATTTCGGCCGGGTTGCCGGACGACAGATAGCGGAAGAACGCCGCCTTGTACTCCGGGGTCGCGGTCGACGCCCGCGGCTCGGTCACCTGGGTGGGCGCCGGGGCGCTGCGGGCGTTCGCGGCCTCGAGGGCCTTGGCACGCTCGAGGCGGGCGGCGTTCGACAGCTGGTGTTCCAGCTTGATGGCGTCGGCGTTCAGGCGGTCGTACCGCTCGTCGATTTCCGCCGGCGACAGGGTGGTGCTGTTGAGCACC